CGACCCCGACCGCGACCGCGACCGCGACCAGCGTCTATAACGACATCGTTGTACGTTCAGGTTCATTTCAGGCGTCCGAAGCTCTCGATTGCATGGATTTGCACGTACCATTCATCAGGTAGGTCTTGTGAATCCTTCCACTTCTTGTCACCAAACGGGCCGGTTTCGTACACCACTGCCGCTTGTGTCAGCAAGACGTAGCTTTCATTGACGCCTGCCAGCTTGCCAGTGTAAATATAGTTAGCGCAGAACAAAGTTACGCGCTCGCCAAGCAGTTTTTCAAGTCCTTCACCAGCAACTTCTATTACGATCTTTTTCATGGTTTCTCCATTGGTTTAATTACAGTCAGGCTCACGTCGCCTTCTTCCCCGCCCGGAACTTGAGATACGCGCAGGCCGCGCAGTTGCAAACCGATGAGTGACCTGCCGAGTACGCGGACATCGCTTCGCAGTGCGCTTCAAGTTCGCGTGCGAACGATGCCGGAACCAGTTCGTCAATGTCACCGTCCAGGCGCTCGTAGCGGTAGGTTAATTTGTCGGTCAGCATTATTTCTTCCCCGCAGCGAGGGCGGCGTCGATGGCGGCGTCAAGATTTGGTTTTTCGTCTTGCGTCATACATAGTCGCCAATCATCCGTTATGCTGAAAGTCCAAAATGTTTCCTGCTTGCTCTCCAGGACTTTTCTTCCTTGTTTGTCATACGCAACCACTTCATCCCACGTTCTCGTTTCTCCAATGTATTCGACGTTATCGCGAAGCCACTGATACCTCTCCGCATCCCTTCCAATCTCCGCGCCCATGTCGCCGAGGTCGAGGGAGCGGATGGAGCCAATACGCAATAATTCACGAGCGCATTTCAGTGCAGCATCATCCCATTCATTGGCTTCCGTAACGCCGAAGTGTTCCCAAGAACTTGTCGTGGTCATGCGTTTGGCTATAGCTAATATCTCTGTATTGACCCGCAGCGCGGCAAGCTGGGCGAGGACAGAGTCGCGCTGTCCTTCTAGTTTGCGAGCGTGGTCAGCAACCACAACTTCGCACGGGCCATCGTTTTGACTTTCGTAGTGATGCCAGAAAACGAGAGCATCCGTTTCAGGCGTAGGCACTTCACGCTCCGGGCGCGAGGTCATGTCCATAGTCCTCGAAGTAGATGCTTAGGACTACTGTTAAGCGCCTTCGCCATTTGTTCAATAGTGTGTAACATGCAGCGCTGTTTCCCGTTCTCAAAATTCACAAGGCTGGTGCGGGTGAGGCCGCACGCTTTTGCTAAGTCTTGCTGCGTCATACCGATTGCCTCGCGTATGTACCTAACACGCATTCCGATGGCTGAATAGATAGTCTCTACCGGCTTTGCTGTGATCATGAATTCCCCTCCTGCTCGGCCTTCCATTGGTCGTAGGCGACAACAGCAGCAGGCTTGTGGTGAGAGACAATTGTCCAGCCTTTCGCTAGCGCATCCGCGTGCCTCGTTAGATCCTCCGCCTTCGCCTGGAGCGCGGTGGCAAGGGATTCAAATGGTCGCAGGCGTTCAACCTCTCTGCGCATCCTGTCTATCCATCCGCCAGGACCGTTGTCATCAATCCAATCGCGGACATTGCGTTCCGCCTCCTCCCTCGCCTTGCGCTCGGCCTTAACTTCATCCTGTAATTGAGCGGCTCGCTTGAATGCTACGCCCCATCCGTTCTTTTGTTCCTCCGTTCTCGCATTCGCCTCGGCGAGCTGCTCATCCAACGCCGCAATCCTATTCGCGCGCTTACCATCTGCGAGCGCGTGCTGTTTGCGCTCGTCGGTGAGCTGCGCATTCGCCTCCCTGAGTTCGGCTTCCTTGCTTGTAAGGCCGTTCTGTAAATCACGAACGGCAAACTTCAGCGATTCAATTTCCTCTTTGAGCGTGTCAATGTGTTGTTGCTGGAGTCTATATTCTTGGCCGCGATCTGCGCGAAGTTCGGCTTCCTTGGCGGCGAGAAGACGTTCGTGATCCTCAGTGCGAACGTAATCACCAGCGTCATCCCCAGGAGGATAGCGCTCGTAAATTGAGCGCTCAAAGTCTCGCTGCATCGTAGCTCGATCCTCTCTTTTACATTTTGGACAATCGTCATGTTTGTTGCTGTTCCATCGTCCGTGTTGCTGACAATATTCAAGACTCATGTTTAAGCTCCTTGGCGATGTCCTCGCAGAGACGTTCGGTTTCATCGCTCCAGTGCTTATTGAGGCGCACCAACGATTCGCGCAGCAATGCCTCCAGCCTCGCCTCTCTACGTGCGGAAGCGAGCAGGGCGGGAGCGACGTTCCATATTTTGCCTGCATGATCTGCCCATGTGAGCGGGGTTACTGTCTTTAGCAGCGCCTCCAGCGCGTCGATCTGGGCCGCAGACAGCACAGGCGCATGACTCTCCATCATGCTAGACGACTGCGCGGAGCCGGTATCACTACGCGGCACCTGCGCCGCTGCGGGTTGATCTTTATCCATTTCGTTACTCCTCAGTCCCCGCAGCCATCAGCCCGAACATAACGCAGATCCACTCCAGGGCCGTCGCGTCGTCAACCTGGAATGCTACGGCTACCGCGTGAATGATCGCCGTATCCGAAGGAATCACCTTACCGGATGCCGTGAGCGTTACGACGGGTTTGATTGGAACCGCAGCGCCAGCCAGTTGGGCGGGATGCCCGGGCGCAGTGACGTTTGCCGGCTGGCTTGCGGTTTCCTTTGCCTGCTGCTCGGCGAGCAGCTTTGCGGCTTCTTCGGCGCGGATGCGCGATCGTTCGGCTTCTAGGCGTTTGACCTCGGAGGCGGCATGGTCGGCGATGCGGACCTTGACCAGCGCTGCGAGGTCGTCGGGTTCCTTTAGGACGATCTGCGCTACGTCGGCGAACAGGAATTTATACTCTGACCCGAGTTCGCGCAGCGTATTCAGGTTCAGGCCGATGCGGTCGGCAATGGCGTTGGCTTCGATCTTGGCGCGGGCCAACTCGGTATCGACAGAATTGCGTAAGCTGGCAATCGGGTTCTTCCCGCCTCCTTTCCCCTTGATGGCTCCGGCAAAGTCGGCCGGGATCACAGGCATGTACGGCTTGCCCAGGCGCTTTGTCAGGGTGGCTACGTGAGCTGCGAGCATATCCTTACCGCCCTGCACAATCTCGAACCGGATGGATTCTTTGCGATTCTTGACTAACCTGGTGAGCATCAACCGCGTTGTGCGTGCCTGACCGGCGTACAGGGCCACGGTGCGGCGCATCTCGTCGATGCTGGCTGTCTGTGCCAGCGCCCCGGCTTCGGCTGCCTCAAGGGCTGTTTGGGCCTTTTCCAGCGTTTTGATCGCAGCTTCGGCATCGGCGAATTCTTGATCCGTGGACGGGTTTTGTGGCACCGCAGCAATAAACCTGGTCAGCTCGGCGCCGAACACCTTTAGGTTGTCAATCAGGCTGATCTCGCCCTTGACCTGAATCGACAGAGCTGGGAGCTGCATAGTTGGTGCGGCGACGGCGGCAGGGATGACTTCGACCGGCTGATAGGCGGCGAGGTCAATGCTGAACTGCGCCCAACCGGCTTGAATCCGATCGAACCATGCCTGATCCGGCTTGACGAACATATGCACGCAGTTCTCGGGCGTGCCGTCCGACACCATGAAAAGCACCTGCTCGGCGCCGGTCACGAGCATTACTTGCTGGCATTGCGGCTGGTGCTCGTCGGGCAGTTCGCCGCGCTTGACGGATGCCGCGAGGTCCGCAGAATGGAGCTTGTGCTCAAAAGCGAGTTCACCGCCCATCGTCAGGCCGTCGCAGGATGCCGACAGCGTGCCGTAGGAGTACGTCGCCGGGTACAGTGTGTCCCCGATGATCGCCTCGGCCATCGGACGCGCTGCTGCTTCGGCAGCGTGGCCGGCGTTGAACAGACTTTGCGTGTATGGGTCGACCTCCGGCGCGATGCCGGTCGCCTTCTGGCGCAGCAGCTCGGAGCGGGAAACGTAGGGCGACAGGCCGAGCATGGCCGCGGCTTCGCTCGCGCCTTGGTGAGTAAGGCGGAAGGCGTGCCATTCTGGGGACTGCTGATGTAGTTCATGCAGGATGCGGTTCATTTTGTCACCTCGAATTCCGCCTTGCGCTTCTGGTAGATCACGTTCAATTCGCCGCGCTGCCCCTCGTCGGCGACACTGCGAATGAGATCAGCATCCGCGTCCAGAATGTCCTCGTCAGTCGCCTTCTGCAATTTGTCGGCGACGACGGCGAACGTGACGGCATCCGGCACATCCTTCTTGATCACCGTGATCGTGGCCTTCTGCGCGTCGGACAGCACGCTCCTGCTGCTGACGGTAGCGATGATCTGTTCGGGCGTTTTCTTGCCGGACTTGATCAGTTTCGTCCAGGCCGGGAGGTTTTTGGCGAAGTCGGCTTCGGTGTAGGGCGGCGGGCCGGAGGGCTTCTGCGGCTCGTGCTCGATCACCGTGCCTTCATCCAACGGCTTGCCTTCCATTTCGTCGGCGGTCGGCGCGGCGCCAAGCTCAGGGAACGCCTTGCGCAACGCCTGCGCTTCTGCACACTTGGCGAGCTGCGCGAACGGCCGACGCTTCCACATCGCATTCGGGATTACGGAGTCGCGTTTTTGGGTCGCGTAGTTTTCCAGCCAGCGCTCATTCGCCGTGAACTCGACAATCTGCCCGGAATCCATGCGGCGCCGGACGGTGACGCGGCACCATTCCGGGTAATCGAGTGAGAATTCGCCGGCCTTCAACTGCTTCGTCGGGCCGTATTCCGGTTCAGTGATCCCGGCGTATTCCCCAGTGCGCGAGGCTTGCGTGCGGTACAGGCCGATGCCTGGCATAACCACGTCGCGCATTTCGTAGCCGTCGCCTTTCTTGACGCTGATCGGTACGATATGGCACGGCTTCTGCATCGGGTCAAGGCCGGCAGCTTTGCAGTAGCCGAGTACTAGCTTAATGCTCTCCGGTTTTGCGCCTGGGTATAGGCTGTTCTGCAGGACGCTCATCAGTTCCTGCTCACTCATGGTGAGTGCTGGAACGCTGGCGCTGAGTGTTGCGGGTAACGCTTTGTCGTTCATTTCGCTTGCTCCTGTTCCTGTTTCGGTTCCACGAACGTAAATTCCACTTCAGGGATGCGTTCATAGTGGACCCCAGTGACTGTATTAAACATGCCCGGCCATGTCTGATCGACATAAGCGAGCAACGCGGCCTCCACGTCTTTGCGATCAAATCCCAGTTTCATAGTGTGTCTCCTGTTGTTCGTTAGGTATAACCTGTAATTTCGGTTTCGCGGTCCTTGTTTTCGCTATGCGCTCGGCGTGGCAGCGGCGGCAAATCCTCAGATTGGAATACGATGCCAGCGCAGCCATTGATGATGGTTTGTGTTCAGCTTTTCTCAGCCGACGCCACCGATGACCGCCTCCTAGCCATTTGGGAAGGGCGCAAATCAGACGTCCGAAGATCATCATTTGCATTCACACCCGGTACAGTATTGTTCGCCCGTAACCTTGCCGTAAATGAGACTCCAGCATCCCGCCATGCCGTCCAGGGCATTGGGGTAGCTGCACCAATCCGGTTGCATATATCCGACATCCTGCAAGCTGCGCCAAGTCATTCCTTCGGCGCACAGGCGCTTGAATTCACCCGGTGGCATCAGGTGGAAGTAGAGGCTCATCGCATCATCCATCCCCACGTGAGCTTTACAAGCTCAGTGAAGGTGACGTTATGGCCCGCTTCCACTTCGATGCGCGGTAAGGCCAGATTCGGCAGTGGGAGCAACGATCTCGGCTTGGCTTTGAATGCCGGATGATTGACGTGCAGCTCGCCCATTGCTTCGATCAACTCGGGCACCGTCATTCGACGCCGATCTTCCTGGGTGAGTGATGCCCATTTCGACGTGCGTTCGATGGTGTGCAGAATGCGGGGATGGTTCATGATTTGTTGTCCCTCAGCGATTCGAGAAATTTGCGCTCGGCGCGGGCGAACTGAACGAGTTGTGGGCTGTCGGCGACGCGTTCGTGAAGGCCCCCGAGAAGATGGAATTGCATTGCCCATGCTTCATATGGCGTATTGCGACAATTATCCAGGCCGGTTTTTGTAGAGACTGGACACCCGGCACAAGATAAAGCGCGATTAAACTCCAAACACAATGCGCAGTTGTCAGCGCCGATATCAGGCATTTCTCCGCATTCGATCTGCCGCCATTTTTCAATCGACAGTTCGAGCGCGGTGGCTGCGCGTTTGCTGAGCTTGGTCATGGCTTCCTCGCTAGGCCGCGCCAGAATGTTCTCGCAGGAAGAGATGTCGGCTCTACAGCTTGTGCTTTTGTCTCAGTTACCGTGCTATTCCAAGTACGAAAACAGAATCTTTCGCCATTCCAGTATGAGAGCGCTGGCCCATTGACGAATTGATCGTCTACCTCGTACACGCCTTTATGCACCGGCGTAATCTCGGGCGGATACCATCCCGTTACTTTTCTTCTCATCGCGCCTCCTTGATTGCAATTTGTTGCCTCGCGCCATCGCTGTAGCGCATCGTCATCTGCTCGACGCGAGGCTGACGCGATTGGACTTCGGTTAGGAGCTTGGCGTGCAGCTCGCGCTCGCTGTGCAGGAGGTAAGCCCAAGGTGCGCTTGTTACTACTGCTGCGATGATGATTAGCCGCAAGGTGCGCCTCCACGCCGGATCAGCTTTCGGAGTCACGACGTAATTGCCGGAACGGCAATAGCGACCAGAGGGTAGGGTATAGCCGGTCATGAAATAAGCTCCATATCTTCGGATGCGTCAGCCTCGCCTGTGGTGCATGAAAAGCACATGCCACATCCTGCATATTTCCATTGTTTCTCGTCGCAGTTGCAGCACGTTCTGTCTTTGCGGTTTGCAAGCGCCGTGAGTTCCTTCAGGGAACGCGAGTCGCCGTATTCCTCTTTCGCCTGCTTCGGTGTGATGTAAGCGCCAAAGTTATTCATCACTCCTCATCATTGATCTTCAGCCCGATCGCATATCCCGCGATCAGGCACAGTACGATCACCACGCACACGCCGATCAGGTGCCAAGCGTCGAAGTCGGGGAGGGTCATTTGCTTTTCCCTGTACCGTGACTGCGCGCGATATACTTTTCCAGTTTTCGGTGCTGAATACGGCAAGAAACAACGTCGTTATTCAAACCTTCGATGAATACGCTAATAGCTCCGCGCTCGTCGTACCACCATGCAGATTTGCCGCGCATTACCCACGCTTTTTTCGGACGCAGACTAATTGTCATTTGCGGCTCCTGGCGATGGCGGCGCGTATGCGCTGGCGCACCAGGCCATTCGTGTGCGCGATTGCATCTTCGGGGGATGTATCATTTGGATCGGCATCATCGTCGGTGTGCCATTCCAACATCTCGTATGCGTATTCGAGTGCAGCCAACAGTTCATCCCTCTGCTCATGCAGTTCGGCTAATTCGCAAATCACACAAAGCCCATCAACAATGTCGGATGTATGTTTAGCACATACGGATACGCGGTGATTCCAGCCAATAGCCGCATCACGTTCGGCCTTGAGTCGGCGAACTCGTCGGTGGCAACTGGGATGGCGTGATAGCGCGTCCTTGATTGCAGAACGCAATGTGGATAATATGGTCGCGCTTCTGGTGAACCACTCCATGCTTCTGCGCACAAAGGCGTTCCGCCATAACCTACGTCGGGCGTGAGGCCGCAATGTGGACACGTTTCCTTCGCGGTAGTCATGTGGCACGCTTTGCAAGCATGGCGTCGGTATGTGGTACACGTTTAAGAGGGTCACCAGCGAGAAGAATGTCGGCGTACATGGCTCCTACAGAGCCTCGCAAATTGTAGCCGCCGATTTTTCCTTCGCGTAACAGCACACGCGCAAGCTGAATAGCCGCCTCTTCTTCAAGCGTCCAGTTGTTTGAGCGGGGCGGATCAAGGAAACGTATTGACTGAGGATTTTTGTTTTCAACAACACACAATCCATTCGCGCGTAACCGTGTAATGTCCTCCTTGCTCATCGTTCCGTTTTGAATAATCAACAACGGCATGCGCGGGAAAGCTGTCCCGCCTGTCTTATCGTTACTCACGCTGCCATCGGCCATGTCGCCCTCCATTTCGTCATCGCTGATTCATACTCCCTCGCCTCTCGCCGCGCCTTCAGGAGTGAGCGGATAGCTGACCGGCGCGAGCAACTGACGCCGGAGAAGAAAAACGGACTCCGGTTCGCGGTCCAATGCCAGAGGTCTCCATCCTGTCGCAGCGTGTGCCTCATTCGTGAATCGCTCCCATTGCGTGCATCAACTCATGCCCGAGAATCGCCAGCGCTTGATCGTCAGACCACGACGATGGGGGGGGCGCGTAAATCATTCCGTTGACGTAGCAGCCCATGACCTGACCGCCTGACTTCTGGCCGGGACCGCACGCCTTGGCTATTTGCTCCTGGCTTGACCAATTCACGACCACGGCGACCTGTTGCATGGCTGGGCCAGTGGCGATTGGGACTTGAGCGCAGCCAGCGAGCAGGACGAACAGCAGAATCGCCACAGCAAGCCCGAGCGGCCGGCGTCGGTCCTCGCAAAACTCTGCCAAGGCTTCGGGTAGGGTGCGGTCGGTCATCAGCGCCCCCACAACAGGAATGCAGCCCACGCAAGTACAGCTAAACGAATAATGAGACTAGCCGCATCAAATCCCACAGTGACAGGCGCGCGAAATCGCGGATGCTCTCCAGATAGCTCCGCTACAGTGACAATGGTTGCTAGAAATTCCAGCCAAAACACGATGAGGATGAATGTGCTCATGACCACAACCCCGCCAGCATCGCCCTCGGATCGTTGAGCAGCAGCGCGAGATAGAGCGCCAGCAGGAAGGCGGCGCCAACGTAGAGCAGCGCCCGGATGAAGCCTGAAACGGAGGGCTTGCGGTTGGGGGTCATGCGGCTTTCGCTTCGTCTTTCGCAGTCGTGTTTGCCATCTGCTCTCCCTCGTGGCCCGGAAGCGGGCTGATGAGCAATTAACGCATAGGTCGGGAAGTCTTGTCAAGCGGTATTGCGCTTGACAGCAAAATAATTTTGGTGGTAGGATTCTATCTATGAAAGAAAAAGAGGTGTTTCTGAAAGCGCTGGAGAAGCGTAACAGTGAAATTCGTCGGCTCGTTGCCACGATGTCTAAGGCTGCTGTTGCACGCAAATTTGGCATCAGCAGAGAGCGTGTGCGGCAAATTGTACAAGCATCAAACGGCAAATGACCACCCCAAAATCCCGCCGCGCCCGCGCCGAACCTCGCATTGACGACGTTATCCGCATGCTGGCGAATGCCTCGGTCCGTGCCCGTCCCTGTGTGCTCAAGGTGCGCAATGCGATCGTGGCATGCCTGAACGTGTGCTTCGCTGAACAGGATCGCCGGCGGGCGAAGCGCAGGAGAAGGGCATGAGAGGCTCCGTCCACTCCCCCGCCAACTACCTG